GGTAACCTTAGCCGTTTCAATTTCCTGTATTCTCTTTTCATCTTCCTTCATACACGGAAGCCAAGAGTAGTCAGCTACAAGCTTCAAGCCTTGAGAGTCAAGACCTAAGAACGATGTCAACGAGTTCATCAATCCATCGGCTTCGGGTTGGATGGTATTTTGGTAGGTGGTTCTTAAAGCTTCCTTTTGGTTCTCAAAGGTCGCTCCTTTGACACTTGGGAACAGGTCACGAGCAAGACCGTATGCTCCTAAGATAGCAGCGAAGTCATCCTCAATCTCCTCGAATAACATCAAGTCACGTACCGGTATGGTCATTGGTTGCCAGGATAACTGGCTATTCGTTACCACAACGTGACCTCTTGTTGAGTCAAGTCCACGATCGCTTTGATATTGTCTTTCTATTCTTTCTCTTTCTTCCCTTCCCAAAGGTACACCACCATCCGAGTCTTTGGATGCTGAGGATAAGATACCAATAGCACCTCGCTCAGTGATTAAGATGTTACGAGATTTAAGGGATGCGAGGATATTTGAGATAGGTAAAGCAAGGGTATAGACCTTTGACTTACCGATGTAATACTGTTCCGCATCTCCGTGTGAAATCATCAACACCTCCTGAGGGGTGAATGTTTGGTGATTGGAAATCAATTCATAAGAGTCAATGATACCCTCAATGCTTGTCTGCTTGAATAACTTACCAGTGTTGTTGACTTGAATATCTCCCGATGGAAGCACCCATAAGGCAACAGGCAACGAGGTCGGCAAGCCTTGATTTTTGTAGATGAATGCGTTTGCAAAGAGGTTAAGCATCACCGAATACTGAGTCATAAACTTCTCAGTAGACTGCATCGGATTAGGCTTTTGGAATAGGTCAAGCACCGGGTGTTCAGTCACTTCTTGCCCGAATGTATCGTAAAGCTTTACCTCCATGTTGGAAAGCATCTCTGCTTTCTTGTCAATGGCTATACGCAGATGGGGTACGGTGGAGTACACTTCCATCAAGTTACCCGTGTCAATAATGACAGGAGTCTTTGTGCCTAAGAACTGATTGTATGTTATAGGTCGGAAGCTTTGCCCTGCCCACCTTGAAAAAAGTCCCTGTAAAATGTTCATTATTTGGGTTTACTTGTAAAGTTACTAATTTATTTAATACAAAACTACCTTGTTTTTAACGATTAAAAAGGTCGGGTGTCATCGTTTGGATGAACTTACTTAAACCTGCGAGAGCATCGGGAGCATCATCGTGCTTGTTGTTCCCATCCTTTTGAAACGAGAGTATCTGCTTCATAAACTGGTCATATTCGCTCCCCCTTTCATAGTCATCACGGAAGTAAAAGAACTCCTTGATAAAACCGTACTGCATCATCACCCTCGTTATCTTGTTAGTGGTATTCTTGACCCCTAAGATACGGTCTGCCGATAACCTATCTCTAAGCATCTTAATGAATACACTGCCTTGATTGTTTGTTTCCACCCTCACATAGTCCACCTTTTCCTTTTGAATGAGTCCTATGCACATCGGCAAGGTAACATCCACGTTCTTATTCGTGAACACCACATCGGTGATAAACACCCTCCCTTTGAATATCTTACCTACGATAAAGCAAAGGTAATCCGTTCCCTCATCCGCCACGTCAATATACCCAAGTACACTCTCCACTCCATCGGTGTTAAGGTCTTTAAGTGAGAACCGCTTAAGTTCTTGGTTATCGAATAGTAACCCCTCCAGTTTGACATCCCACCTTCCCTCTACGAATACCTTGTACTCGTATTCGGGCATATTCTTTCTAAGGCTTTCGACATAGTCGGGTGACAAGTATGGGTTATCGGCGAGCTTTGCAGGTATGTACTTCCATCCCTCAGGGAGTGAGTTGTTCTCCCACTTGTCATAGAACCTTGTTTTAACCCACGAATGGGTGGGATTGCAAGTGCAGATGATTTTGATAGGAACGTGACCTGCACCGTTCCAAGAACCTGACCTTTCAATCACCTTATTGAAGGTCTGCTCCTGTATCTCGTTAATCTCATCAATACCTGCACCGTTGATTTCCAATCCCCTAAACTTGTTCAGTTCCTTATCCCCATCAAAGGACTCAGCCATAAACATTATCTGCGATCCGTTGTTAAAGGTCGCAGTCATAGTCTGCCCATCCCACTTCTTAAGGTATTGGTCGAAGCCTTTACCCATCAGTTCACGGAAAGAAACTAATATCGTTCTGCTGATATTAGTGTAAGATGCACGAAGGATTAGCCACCGGCTATTATCGTACTTGAAAGCAAGAGTAAGTAACTCCAAAAGAAGCCAGTAGGACTTCCCACCACGAATAGCACCACCGTATAAAACTACGGTGTTATTCGTTAGAGCTTGGTGTGCTTCCCTCTGCTTCGGTGTTGGTTGTATTGTCAGTCCAGTCAATGATTATCGGTTTAGTTACTTTTATCTCGCTTTGGTTGTAGTTCATCGCCAATTTCTGCCGTTCCTCATCGGTGCAAATTAGTCGCATCAGGGCGATTTGTAGTGCTGAAGCATCGCTTTCCAACCACTTTCGCTTCATCTTTTGCTTCATCGCCATCTTTTCGTTGTCAATGGCTTCTCTTATTATGTCCAACTTTTCTAATTCGGCATTATAAAATGTAGCACGAGAGCAAGGAAGATAACTTACGGCTTCCTCTATTGTGGTAAGGTTATTCTCTTTGATTGCCTTAACCGCTTTTTCAATTAAATCTTCTCTATTATACATTATTTTGAGATTATTTAGCACAAAGATACGTTATTTCGTTCTATTTGTTACCTTTTTGTATCTTTGATAAAACTCTTATAATGTCAAAGAAGCCAAAACCCGAAGCAAAAATCATCCTTGAAGCCTTAACAAAGTACCCAAATCACCCATCTTTGACATTGGCTAAGATGATTTATAAGAACAATCCCGAAGCTTTTAAGAATTTAGAAACGGTTAGGAGTCATTTGAGGTATTACAGGGGGCAATCTGGTACTAAAGACCAAAAGAAAGTGACTAATAAAACGCACTTTAGAGAACCCGGTTCATACAATCCCTTTAATCTTCCTGAGCCGCAGGAGGAGAATTTTGAGCCGTACCGAATTGACAACTCAAAAGGACTTATAATCTCCGACTTACACTTTCCTTACCAACACAACGGAGCAATAACCTCAGCTTTGGAGTTCGGGCAGAAAAAGAATGTTGACTTCATCCTGATTAACGGTGACCTTTTGGACTTTGCTGCTATCAGTAGGCACGAAAGGGAATGGAGACAAAGAAGTCCTTATGAGGAATTTGAAGCTGCAAGGCAGTTCTTAAGGGAGTTACGCAAGGCTTTCCCAAAGACAAGGGTGATATTTAAAGAAGGCAACCACGATGAAAGGTGGGAGAAATGGCTTTATGTCAAAGCACCTGAGTTATTCAACGATCCTGAGTTTCAACTGGAAGTAAGATTAAGACTTGGTGAGCTGAAGATGGAAATAGTGAAAGACCGCAGACCGGTCAGCATCGGAAAACTGAACGTATTACACGGTCACGAAATGGCAGGGAGTTCGGGAGGTGTTAACCCAGCGAGAAGCACCTTTCTTAAAACATTAGACAACGTACTTGTCGGTCACTTCCATCGTACAAGCAACCACGTTGAAGCTTCATTTGGTGGTAATGTTATTTCAGTTCAATCTTTAGGTTGCCTTTGCACCCTAAATCCGTACTATATGCGTGTCAATAAGCATAATCACGGCTTCGCTTACATCGAACACGATTTCAGTACCGGCGAATACCACTTAGAGAACAAGTTAATCATCAAAGGAAAGGTTTTTTAGTATGGAACTATTCAAAGTTGACATCATTTACCCCTTTACAAATTCCCTTTATCACGAAGATGAAGAGTTGGATGAACTTGACCGCATCCGTTTGGGCGAAGAATACACCATTGATGCCGGTTACTTCAACCTTTTAGCCGATCCCATTGTACAAATTAACCCAAAGTGTTTAATTCCGAAGGGAAAAGTGAACAAGAAATACTTTAGTCAGGTTGTATTTCAGTCAGGGAACGTATCTTACACGGCAGGTAAACCCGACTCTCTTTATAAATCCCTTGAAGAATACATCGCTAAGCTTGGCGATAGGGTAGCTGAGTATCATCGGAACTTAGAGCAGAACTGATTTCAACAATCATTAACATTTAGTTGTTAAAATCTTTTTTAAATTATTTTCAAATCATATTTGGATTTGAAAGTTTTTTGATGTTACTTTGCATAAACTTTAAAACACTAACAAAATGTCAAACAATCAAGCCTTAGAAAAATTAGAAATCATTGAGTCAAAGAAATTCAATAGCGATGGAATACTCATCACGAAGTATTACGTTTGGTTCGCTAATGACTGTATCTACTCAACCGATGAGTTATCGGAAGCCGAAAAGGTTTACAGTAACATCCTCAACCGTAAAGAAAACCCATCACGCACTTCAATCAAATCAGCTTATGTCGCAATATAACTCAACTAAAAACGTAATGAAGGTAGTTAAACTACCCGAAGATTTGAACTCAGCACTCTCGTACATCGTGAAACACTCAGTTGATGCCCACAAGCCGAGCGAAGTCCTTAGACTCGCACTGGCGATGAGGTATAAAATAGCCGAGCCAATCACGTTCTCAGCAGAGCAAGGTCATCCTTTTGAAATCTCCAATCCTTACTACTTCCAAGTACCCGAAGCAATGCACAAGCTTATGAGGAAAGAAAAGGAAAAGACCGGGATGACCGACCAAGCCATCATAGTTAATTCGTTCCGCAGAATTGTCAATTTTTATTAGTTTTTATTAGTTACATAAACCCTTTAAATACACTACAATGATTAAAAAAGCAAATCAAGTCGACCAAACCCTTCCATTGAAGGCTTTGTTCTATGGTCAGCCGGGTATCGGCAAGACAAGTTGGTCCATGACCGCACCAAGTCCACTCTTAATAGACTGCGACAAAGGTATTCACCGTGTTTCTATGAAGTTCCGTAAGGACTACGTGCCTGTATCGAATTGGGATGATGTTATGACCATCACCCGTGAGGACTTATCCGAGTACAAAACCATCGTAATTGACACCGCAGGAAGCCTTTTAGACTACCTCAGTCAGCAAATCATCAAGGAGCAACCTAAACTTGGTCGGGATGGTTCACTTACCTTGCAAGGCTACGGAGTGTTAAAGACTCGTTTCAACGCATTTCTTTCCATCTTGACCACTCTTAACAAGCACGTTATCTTCATCGCTCACGATAAGGAAGGTAAAGATGGAGAGAACACCGTTATCCGACCTGATGTTATGGGTGGCTCACTCGCTCTTATCATCCGCTCTATGGATTTGGTGGGTTACATTGAGAGTATAAATAACCGCAGAGTAGTTAACTGCTCTCCTACCGATCGTTACTACGGCAAGAATACCTGCAATCTTGAACCTATCCAGTTTGATGTTGCTTCCGGGCAAGGCAACCTCTCCGAGATATTCGAGCAGTATTTCAAGGAACAGGGAGAAACGGCTTTGCAGCTTGATGACTATATGACTTTGGTGGATGTCATCAACGAAAAGATTAACGGCATACAGGATGCTAAGTCTGCGATGGAAGTATCGAATGAGATTAAAGGAATGGAAGTGATTTGGGATAGCAAACTGATTGCTCAAAACTCGCTTAGAAAAAGATTAGCCGAACTTTCACTTAAATACAACAAAGAGGAGGGATGCTATGAGCAAGTATAAAGTTTACAACTTTTGGGCTACCTTGCTCAACGATTTCAGTCACTACCAGAACGAAGCAGGTTACGAGAAAGGGGAGGAGTTCTTCCCCTTCGTAACCGAAACAAACCTTATTGATAAGCTTAACCGAGTGCCTTTTGAAAGCACCGAAGCGATGGATAAAGGCAATGCTTTTGAACTTGCAGTTGCAACTAATCAGTCAGAAGTAGTATTCGGAGATAAAAAGTATGATTTTGACAAAGCACTGGTTAACAACCTCAGCTCAATGGTTTCGGGTGGTGCTTATCAAAAGGGACTGAAGTACACCATTGGCTTCGATGAATGTATGGTCAACTTCTACGGCTATTCGGACTTTATTAAAAGAGATACCATTGTCGACCTTAAAACAACCGGTCAATATACCTTCCCGAAGTTTGATAAAAGCTTTCAGCATAAGGTTTACTTATGCGGTGCTAATCAAATGGGGTACAAGATGAATAAATTCCAGTACCTCGTTACCGACTTTAAAGATTACTTTTACGAGCTTTACCCTTATGACCTTGACCAGTACGATGCTGACCTTCGATTTATTGCAAAGGATTTAATCGGATTTATTGAGTCAAGAAGGCTGATGATAAGCAATGAGAATTTGTTTCGTGAAGATTATTTGGATTTCAAGATACGTTAATTAATTTTGCGGTGCTACCC